TAAATAATATATTTTAATAATCAAAAAAGCGTTCATTAATTCTTTAAATCCAAAAATCAAACGTTATGTCCAGATCAGAATTAAAAGCAATTTCATTAACGATAGAAAGTTACTTAAACAAAGTTGAGCAAAACGATATTAAGTATTATTCAGAAATGAAGGAAAATGGTTGGTTGTTCACTGAATTTAAGAAGCCTGAAATTCCTGCAATAATTGAAAAACACCAATGTTTTGCAAACGCAAAACGTGTTAACAAGGTTAATAGTTCTTTTGAATATTATGAAGGATTTGCATGTATTAATGGTCAAATTGTTGAGCATGCAATAAATGTTTATAAGGGAAATGCATACGATTTTACATCTTCAAAATTTGGATTAAAAGTTGAATGGTTTTTTGGGGCTAAGGACATTATAAGAAATAATCCAATATTGTCATATTGTAACAATATTTCATAAAAAGGAGGACAAAATGAAGAAAATATCAAAATTGATAAATGACATTAAAATGTGTTATTATCTAATAAGAATAACAAGAAAATTAAACACAAAAAAGTAATTTTAATTTATTGTTTAACTTAATTCAATTTATTATGGAAAATGTAGTTATCGAAGCAAAATCAAAGTTTGATGTAGCTCAAAATTGTGCTTATGGAACATTTGTTGGTCCATTTGTTAACAGAAATCAACAAAAATTTATTGATAATGCAAAGAATCTCTTAAATATTTTAAGAGTTAATCATTTGCATAAACAAATAAATAATATATCTAAAATGGGTGTTTTAGATGTAAAGGTAAAGAATTATCTACAAAATGAATGGTTCCCTGAAGCTAAAAAAGCTGGATTAACTCATTTTGCATTTGTGGTACCAGAAGATCAGCATGCTAAAATTTCTATGGATTTAGCAAACAAAAATGTATATGCTAAATTTGGGATAGAAGTTAAATATTTTACAACAGACATACAAGCAAGAAATTGGTTAAACACCATTAAATAAATGAGTGAAATTGACAAAATAAAAGCCCAGGTCGAAAGACTGTTTTTTACAAAAGATACACCTCTTAAATTAAATCAGGTAATTGAATTTAAATTGCGTAAGAAAACTTTAAGAGGTGTAGTTTATGAAATTGGTTATATGGATGCTTTTGCCAATGTTAAAGTTTCAGGTAAGAAATATTTTATAAAAAGGGTCGGCAATGTGGGTGTTCGTTGGGAGTGTGTTAATGAAATAAATAATTTAAGCAAATCTTCAAATTTAAAATTAAACAATAAATAAAGTTTTATGAATAATTATTTTTATATAGTTGGTGTAATTGTCGTAATAATTCTATATTTATTTATAGATTTTTGTTTAAAAAGAAACGGCCCAACCGATCCAGATGATCCAAACTTAGGAAGTAATGCTGAAGAAAAAAGGAGGGAATATTTTATAAAAACACCTTTTTATCAACAATTTCAAGACAAATGGAATAAAAAAAACAAAACCATTTGTTACAAAAATTTAACCAGTGGGGACTATTTTAAATTCACGTTCGACCCAAACTTATCCGATGATGAAATATCAAATGCAATTCCATTAAAGTATAATAAAATAATCAGTGAAAAAGAGTTTAACAAAAGATATAAGGATGTTAAGTTAATGAATATTGATGTAGTTGACAAAACCAGAACTTATAAAATAGGGACTCTTACAACCAAGTTGTTAACTTTTAAAGAATGTTCTTAATTTAAAATAAATGGAAATAACAACTTTCGAAAACGGAATATTTCAGGGAATTATAGAAATAAGTAAAGATGTTTCTGCATATACTTATGGGTGTAAATCGGGAACAGTTCAAATTGCTTTTTGTAATGATAATTTGATTAAAAAAAACTTGGCAATGAATATGATTCAAGATAAAATAGATGAATTAAAAAAAGTAATTGATTTTTTATAAAATGAAAGAAATTAACTATACAGACAAAGAAAAAGTTTTGCTACACCTAATGAATCATCGTTCTATTACTAACAATCAGGCAATAGATCTTTATAGGATAAGTTACCCCACAAAATGCATTCAGTTACTCATTAAAGAAGGTTGTAATATTCATAAAGCTTGGATAAAGCAGGAAATAAACGGGAAAGTTAAAACAATTAAAAAGTATTTTATCAATTAACTCGTAATCTTATGAAATCAGAATTAAAATTAGTTCACACCTGTGACTTTTGCAAAAAGTATAGCACAAACAAAGGAAGTATTACAAGACATCAAAAGGGATGTTCAAATAATCCTGCCAACAAAACAGCATGTTTAGGAATATTGTGTAAGCATTTGGGAAAAACCAAAATTGAGGGTAGTACAGGATATTTGATAGATGTTTTTTATTGTAATAAATTGAATAAAAAAGTATATTATCCAAATGCAAAACATAAGGGATGTTTACATAGATACCCTGATACTTTCAAAGATCAGGAACCAATGCCAACAGAATGTGAGCATTTTAAAATAAGTGGTTTAATATATGAAGATAATGGATAAAAATTGTGTTTTATCTATTTTCCCTTCGACCAAACAAAGACAAAAGTTTAATTTGTCGATAAAATAAAACACATGGACTCAATAATCGAATTTATAAATAATGAATTATCCAAATTTGACAAATCCTTGTCACTTATGAACAAATAAAGGAAGGATTAGACAAAGAAGGTGTAAAAAATACTGTAGTGGATAAATTGATTTCTACTTATCAGAAAAATATTGTTGATTACAACAAAATAAAGGAATTTGTTAAAACACTTAAATAAATTATAAACTTATGAAAAAATATTATTTTAGTGACCTTGATGAAGAAATGGCATATACCAAGGAATATTTAATAAATGAAATGAAAGAACGAAATCTCACAGAATTAAATGTTTCTTTGGCGGAAAGAGAAATAGGAGTTGATTATTTCTTTTGTAAAGCTGTAGGCGAAGTTGGATCAAAGCCACCGGAAGGGGAACCCTGCGGAAAAGAATGCGAAAATTACGAACCAAGGAATGGCAAAAGTGGATGTTGCAGACATTGGGGATTTTGTTATGAACCAGGAAAGGAATTTGTTTTAAATATTAACGGTAAATTAAAGGAGGTTTAAAATGAAAGTAGTTTATATTGCTCATCCAATTAGTGGTGACATTGAAAACAATCTAAAAAAGATTATTGCAATTATTAGGGAAATTAACATAACACAAAAAGATGTTGTTCCATTCGCTCATTATTGGGTTGATTGTCATGCACTAAATGACAATATACCAGAAGAAAGAAAGCGAGGAATTGATAATGATATGGAGCTATTTAATCGCAAATTCATTGATGAACTTTGGCTTTATGGGGATAGACTTAGCAATGGAATGCTTGCTGAAATTAAAATATGTAAACAATTAAATATACCTATTGTATTTAAAAGCAAAGAACTTATTGAAAAGTTCGAATGCTGAATATTGGATGCCAGTGAGGGCGGAGGCGGAGTGGCTGGATAGGTATTATAAAGAAACATTTAAATTAAATATATGAAAGAATTAACAGCAAACGAATTGAGAATTGGAAATAAATTTGAATGCATGGGTATGATTCAAACTGTTTTTGAATTATGCGATAATACCGACCGTGGAAGAATAAAGCAAGTTGGGTATGAGTATATAATCAGGTGTGAAGAAAACGGGAACCAATACAAACCTATTGAAATTAATTCCATCCCATTAACAGAAGAATGGCTTTTGAAATTCGGATTCGAAATAGTAAACAATGAATATTTTGAAAGCAAAACAAAACAATATAGACTAGGAAATAGACTCATTGTTTTAAGAGATGGTGTTTTCTGTGATTATGGTACGGGTCGAAAATTAGAATATGTTCATATACTTCAAAATCTATGGTTTATTTTAGAAGAAAAGGAACTCCAACTCATCTCTTAATTCTATTTGTTCAACAAAAAAAAATGAAATGTACGTGGGTAAAGGCATACAGAAGATTTTGAAAAAACGATTCATTACACCAAAAGCATAATATTATTACAAAATCAATACTTTCTATTTCCATATTTAAATATATTTTGTATCTTTGAATTTTAATAAATTATCTCACTATGGCATCGAAAAAGCAGAAAGATACAGAACCAGTACCAAAAAGTAATAACAGAAAAAAAACACATGGAATACATAAGGTTCGTACACATGCGGAAGAAGTATTGATTGAATCTAATACACCAAAACCGGCATTATTTTTAATGTTGGATAATCTAAAAGTAGCTAATCAGATTGCGTACAATGAATTTATGGCAATGTCTTCAAGTATATGGTTATCCGAAAAAAGATATTACCGTAGCACCTATGATAAACTATTGCAAATAGACTTACTGCTCAGGAAAACAGACTTCGAAAGATCAATAATACATTTACCAGAATTAGAAAAAGTATATATTACTGCATTAAAGTTTATTGTTGAAAAGGCATATTTAGCAATTACAAAACTAAAAAACCAAGCAACCGGTCAGGATACATGTAAGATAGTATTCAATAATTATACTGCTATTGATGATAAATTGATTATCGACAATCGTAAGGCAGATATTATAGCCTTATTTGGTAAAATGTACAAAATTGATGAGGTCCATAAAATAATAACAAAAGATTGGAAAATTGATGTTTCTATTTCTGCATTAGAATATTTCAGGGACCGTAATTTAGATAAGATTATAGAACTTCAAAAAAACTATTCCAATAATTACAATGATGTTAGGTTAGGATATAAGAAGTCAAGGTTAGAAGAATACCTTTGGTTATATAATGATACCAAACAGACATACGAAAATACCCGAAATAAAGAGGACCGCAAATTTTTAAAAGAATTACTCGAAGCAATTAAAAGAGAAGTTGAAGGGGATCTGATAAGAATAGAAGGGGACCTTCAGGTAAATATTGAAGCAACATTAAATCTACACATTTACCAGGAAATTTATAAAAACCTTCCGATAAATGAAATAATTATGACTAGAATTGCATTAAAAACCGGTCAAAATCCTTTGATGTTGCTTTATAGGTTACAAAATAGTTACTATGCAAAATATTCAGGGTTTGCTCCAAAGAATGAGACAGACGAAGAAAGCGCATTACCAGAATACCCAAGTGCATTTGTATATGATTTAGACAAACTAAATACTATGAATGCAAATAGAGTAATTGCTGATGGACAGAAAAAAGAAGAACTTGAAAAGTTTATCCAGGTTTCGGAAGAAAATAAAACATCATCTTTGTCTATTAAAGAAATTTTATTGAAGAAAATAAAACAGCGCAAAGATGATTTAGAGAAGGGTATTATAAAAATAGGTTAAACTTTTTTGAAAATAAATTTGGTTTTTAGAAATATATAGTATATATTTGCTTCATCATTTTAAAACAACAAAATTAAAATATATTATTTATGAAAACATTAACAGAAGTAAGTGTAAATGGTGACAAACAAAACACTATAATTGACTATAGCATGTCACCAATCCGAGATGAAAAAACAGGCAATCCTACGTTCACAAATGAAAAAGAAAAGATTGCCAAGCATAAAGGTGGGGTAGATGAAATTGTTATTTATATAAGAGATGATAATGATTTTAGAAAATTTATGGCAATTAAAATTTCATCAGCATCAATCAAACATCTGTATGAAAAAATAACAGAAATAGAAAGTCTTGAATCAGAAGAAGTTATTGATGATTAAAAATCAGTAAAAATACCGATTCAATTAAGTAAATTTACTGACAAAAACAGCTAAAAAAGTTATTATCTTTACATAAAAATTAAAAGCGTTATGAAAACAACTAAACTTAGAATTACAGTTAATAAATTAAATGAAGAAACAAAAAAACTTACTTATATTACTGATAATATGAGAAAGAAAAGGGAAGCAAAAGAACCAATTTTGCATTTCATATATTTTTTAAATTAATTAAATTTCACCATAGGAAACCTCACCGAGGCACCTGAAGTAAAATCGGTATAAAAGGATAACAATGGTGAAATTTTTAATCAAAATCTACCAATGAAAACAAAAGAAACAAAACAACCTAAACGAAAACAATCAAAGAAATCCAAAATATGTTCCGATTATGATAGTGATTGTTATAAGGTTTTAAATCATATAGATTGCTTTTTAGGTATAATGCCTTGCGGAACAATAATGGGGATTACAGATGGCATTTGTCCATTTATTCATAATTCTAATTAATAATTTTAATCCAAATGTTATGAAATCAATTAAAGTACAAATTTTAGAATTCATTCAGGAAAATCCTGGTTGTGACTCAGTAGATATTACTGCTAATTTTTCAAAAAAAACCATGCCTATATTAATTATGGGTACATTAGGAGAACTTATCAAAGAAAATAAAGTAGAAAGATATTCTATTGGTTCAAAATATGGTTATAGAGCAATTCTTTCTGAAAAGAAAACATGTGTAAATTTCGAATCTAATTTATGTCAACTTGGTTTAAATGGTGAAGATTGTCCTTTTGTTCACAATGATGGCAATCTTATTTGTGGTTAATCAGGATATGTTTTATGAAAACAATTAAAGACCTCCGAAAACATGATAAATTCAAGTTTAATGATGTTGTCTATATTGTTACCAAAAAATATCAATCAGATAGCAGTCCTTTGAAAGCATATGATTCGAAAAACCACAGAGAAGAACTATTTTATAATGAAGATTTGGAAGTTGAAATTGTAAACAATTAAAATATTTATGTTTTTAACAGTATATTTACTCATAATTTCCTTTTGTTTTTTAATATTTATTCCCTTTTTTATTTATATCAAAGTAGGACTTGAATATAATCCCATTTTACCTATCTCAAGACAAAAAAGAGATAAATTATTATTCACATATTTGTACCTTTTGCACCCATTTATGTACATTCAGCTTGGGTGGACAGCGACTGAAATAATCTCATAGGTCAAATGGTTCCCAATATATCCAATGTCCCAAAATTGGTGAGATATAAAAAAGATAGGTAGGATCCGGAATGATATAAAATATAGAAGATTAAATTTTTTATTTACCATTATTGTCCCGGATCCCTTTTTAATAAATTGTCGACTAAATTAATATAAAGCCCATAAAATTGATAGTTTAAATTAAAAAATGTCGACAAAAAAATAGTAAAAACAATATCCAGGAATAAAATCATCAAAAAAAGGGGAATATTTTTAGGAATAATTTTCTTCGTTATTGCAAAAAAAATAATCAACTTTTATTTGTTTTTAAAATATATTTAATATATTTGCAGTAAAATAAATTATTAATTTTCAAGAAAGGACAAAAATGAACCTATTTAATGTACAGGATGCAAAAACGATTTCTTACAATTCAGCAGGACAAGAAATTAAAGACATAATAAATCAAATCAAAAATGCTGCAAGGGATAAAAAAACACAAATTTGTATTCCAGAAATAAGTCAAGCTGCTGTTTGTTATTTCGCATCAAATGGATTTGGGATTATGCCACTTATAAATCCAATAGAAAATGTATCCGTATGCACAATTTCATGGGGGTAAATATTATGACAGAGCAAGAAATTTTAGAAGGCAATAAACTAATTGCTGAATTTATGGGATATAAATATTTCCCAAACAATTCCTTAAATGGAATAAAGGGAGTATATGAAAAAGAAGGTAAATCATTAATGCTTATAACTGATTTTACATATCATTCATCTTGGGATTGGTTAATGCCTGTAGTTGAAAAAATAGGATCGCTAGAGTGTGTTTATCATTGGGAATTAACTCAAAATACCTTTACTATTTATTCAGATGAAGATTTTCAGCATTTTGGAACTGATATTGAAAGAGTTTGTACAACTATAATAGAATTCATTAAATGGTATAACGATGTCAAATGAACCCAAATTTCCACCTGATGAATATGTTAGTGAATCGGACAATATCAAAGTGCCAAAACAAATTATGGGTAATATAATGTTAGCATATATCTGTAATGATTTACAAAATGCACAAAATTATAAAGTTGAAGGGAATAATTGTTATTATAAAGATAAATTTATTGGTGAAGTCGCAGAGAAGATAGAAAACGATGCAATTAATATTTATTTCAAACCAGTTTTGCCAGTTAAAAGTATCAATGTTAGTATCACCATTGAAAATGACAAAATCAAAAATTGTTAATAACTTTTCAAAAATAGGTAAAAATACTCTTGTTTTTTAAAGATATACGATGTATATTTGTACTGTTATTTAATTATGTTATTAATCAATTAAAAATTACCGTTATTAAAGCAAAAATTGAACAAACAATCAAAAGTTTAGAAGAAACCAAAAAGAGAATGGAACTTTTAATCATCAAACTTAATAAGTAGTTATAAACTTTAATAAATCCATTATGAAAACAAAAATAGGAATAAGCATTATAGCAATAATTTTGTTTGCTTATTTCATTTTTAATACATGGTTAGCCGTTAATTGGATCCTTTCAAAAAGAGAAGCCAAAACAACCAAAGAGGTAATGGCAAAACATATTGAAAGTTTTAGTTATCATTCTAAAAAATACATTTATTTTGTTATGGAAGAAAAAGGGGATACCTTAAAGCTTTTAAAAGAAAACGAGTATGAAATGAAATATTATATTCGTTTGAAATAATTAACCAACCAAATTAAAATGAAAACCTTCCTCCTAATAAGATTTAACAGAGTACCTGAAGAAGATGTTATTTTAATTAATACCATTAATGGATTAACTTATAATAACCAAATTAAGTGTATTGAAACTCCATCAACAATATTAGTATTGTTTAAAAGTAAGCACAGGCACAAAGAAATATACATAGAAATAGGCAAAATAAAGCCAATAGTTGCATTTTTCTTAATTGATATAACTGATGTTGATTTCTGTATTAACATGCCTGATATGATTACACAAGAGTTAATGACATTTTTAGGCAAAAGCTATGTAAACAAAGCAGAGTATTCAGAAGATTTGAGTATAAATGAACTTAAAAAATTACTTCAGGATGCTATTGATGATCAAAATTATGAACTTGCTGCTGGGATAAGAGATAAAATTAAGGTAAAGAAAGAAAATAATAATTTAAAATAAGATTTACTCATGACAAAAGAAGACGTTTTAAAGAACTGCACAGTGGAAGGAAATATCGTAAAATTACCTCCAGAACAATTAGACAGAAAATTATATCAAGAAGTTGCAAAAGCATTGGAACTAATTGGTGGAAAGTGGAAAGGTGGCAAGGTGTTTGGATTTGTATTTCAATCAGATCCTACCGACTTGTTAAATCAAATTGCAACCGGAGAAAAAAGAAATCTTAAAAAAGAATTTCAATTCTTTGCAACACCAGATTCAATTGCTGATTATTTAGTTAAATTATCTGATATAAAAGATGGTGATGCTATATTAGAACCAAGTGCCGGGCAAGGTGCAATTATTGAGGCTATTTATCGTAAAAACAAAAATGTTACTGTTTTTGCAGTAGAATTAATGGATGTAAATTCTATGATTTTAACGAAAAAGGGATTTGCTCATGAAAAAAATGATTATTTACAAGCAAAAACTTACTTTTTATACAACAAAATCATAGCAAATCCACCTTTCAGCATGAATCAGGACATTGATCACATAACTAAAATGTATTGTGATTGCAAACCAGGCGGTAGAATTGTTACAATTGCATCAAAGCATTGGCAATTATCAAACAACAAAAAAGAAACAACATTCCGGAACTGGTTAAAAGAAATTGATGCTGAAATAATAGAAATCGGAAAAGGTTCTTTTAAAGAAAGTGGTACCATGATTTCTTCTTGTATAATCGTAATTGATAAAAAACCATGAAAATAGAACAACTAAAAAAGAAATACTCCGATGCAGACTTACAACAAACAAAGCAATTGTTGGAAGATTTTGCCAAATGTTATGAAACAGAAATGCCAACAGCAATTAATTGTATTGATTGCTTAAGACAGGCAAAAGATGAGTTACCTAATACAATGGATGATATAACCTTGAAAGGAATATTTATAACATAATCCAGAAGAAAAAACGTAAAAAACAACCTATCACATTTTAACAATGGAAAAGAAAATCAAAAAACCAAAAGTAAAAAGACCAGGGATTCATTCAAAGAATAAGTCCTCTATGTCTAAAACAAGTAAAAACTATAAAAAATTGTACAAAGGACAAGGATAAAACATTTATTATTCCAGAAACAAAAAACGATGCCAAATTATTAACTAAAAGAAAGGAGTGTGTAATATGAAAAGATTTGATATTTACTACGAAGGAGAAGAATAATAAATATTTAGATTTAGATTATATTATAAGGCTATATTTCAACATATAGCCTTTTTGTTGAAAACTAAATTTGTTTTAAATAGATATATAAACTATATTTGTAACTTTAAATTACATTAAAAAATGAAACCAAACATATTTAATTTGAAAAACCAAATAGTAGAAGATCTTTCGAAAAAACTACACAACGAAATTGACAATTTATTCATTGAAGGATTAAAGAAAAAAGGATTTGAATTTTCTGATAGGTATGAAATAGAAGACTTTGTTAAACAAAATTGTAGGTGTGAAGACAACCCAAATACAAAGGAAAGAATATATTATGTGTTTAATATTCCTTTCTTTTTGCATAATTACGAAATTACAATATCAAATTTATAAAAAAACAATTATGATTTTAGAAGTGTAATTTAAAACCACATATTATATGTTTAATCTTACATCACAAGAAAGAGAAGTATTAAATTACCTGCAAGACAACCCCTCGCAAAAATCACAAATAGGAACTGTAATAGGCAAAAAAACATCATTAGTGTTAGCAATTGCCTGGGCTTCTCCGATTATTAAGTCACTAATAAATAAAGATTTGCTTGTATTAAGAATAGAAAACGGCAAGTCTTTTTATTATGCCAAGGGCAAGATTAAAGCACCAAGTAAACCATATAAGATTGAAACTATAGAAAATATTATTGATGATGAAGAATCTGTCATTTATACAGAAACTTCATTGGATATAAAAAGAGAAGAAAGAGAAAAAATTAAAAAGATTGTTGAAAAGCAAATAGAAGAAGAAACCGATACCAAATCAACAACTAAAACAAAAAAAGTTGAAGGTAAAAATAAAAAGACTATTTCAGTTAGGCCATCATTTGATAAAACAGAACCTTCTTACATTGTCATTGATAATCCAATAGATGATTCAAATGCACAAAAGATTGATCCTGCCAAATTAAAGAAATGGTTCACAGAAAGTTTAATTACAAGAAAAACTCCCTTAACTATACCTAAATCAACTCCCATTCATTTTAAATCCAGTTTTAACTTTATGAGGGCAAAATCTGAAATTGGAACCATTGCTCAGGAATTAATTTCAAAAAAAGACAAATATACCATAAATGAAGTATGTATTTCTAAAGCTATTGGAATATGGGAGGAAACTCATTGCACAATACCTGAAGATAGATTTCAAGAATTAGTTAGTTCTTTGAATAAAAAGTTTAATAGGTTGCTGAGTGTATTTAACAAAGATGTGGTTAAAAGGTTGTTTTTAGATACTTGGGACAGAATTTCGAAAGAGAAAATTAAACCTCATTTAAAGAACAAAAAACTAACAAATGCCATTAAAGAATATATGGCAACAAAAATACCTCCTGGATCCATAAAATATGATACAGCTAAAAATTATGCAAAATGCATAGCATTTGAAATAATAAACGGCAAAGAGAAAGAGTATAAAAATGATGGCCGGCCATTTGAAGTAGATCAACAGGTAGAATACAAAACAAAAAAAGGCATTTTAAAGACCGGTAGAGTGATGAAAATATTTATGTGCGATATTTACCATCAAAGAATAATTGTTGTAAAAGACAATGAAACGAATAAGAGTTGCAATAGAAAAGATAAGAGTATAATCAGGATAATAAAATAATCATATAAAATAAAACAAAATGAAATTACCAATAAATTATAGCAGTGAATTAAGTAATGCCAAAATTACTTATCCCCCAATTGTTCCTGTTACAAAAAACGGACAATTTGTTGGAGAAGCAACCATTGAATCGGATGGTGCTGAACTTAATATAGTGGATGAAAAATTAATATCTGAAATTAAAGATATTCTTGAACTTGGTGTTGGAGGAATGGTTACTTCAAGAGAAGGAAATTTAATAACTGGATTTAGACTAAGAGAAGTTTCTATCCAATGGAAGCAATACGGAAAAGTATTCCCTTCAAAAATTGATTGAATTTTATATTTGCACAAAACCCTTAAACTGCAATTATAAAAAATCATATTTGCAGTTATTCTAATTTATCGAATAACTTAAATCAAAGTATAATAAAATATACAAGGTTTGATAAAAATGGAAGCCACCAAAAGGCTATTGTGAAGTTAATGGATAAAAAGAAGATTCTTGTTTTGGAATTAAAAGAATTAGAAAATCAATTAAATAAAAGCAATATGGAAATAAATTATTTGTTTACGCAAAAACATATCGATAAAAGGCATGAAATTTTAACCAAAAAATTAAATGAGTCTGGAAAATATGTTGACCCCAAAGTTGGAAGATACCTAAACGAGGCAATGACTGAATATGCTTCATATATTATTAATGAATTAAATGAAGAAGATTCAGATATAAAAAGGACAGAAAATATATTAAACAAAAATATTAAAACAAAGAAGGTAAAATGCCATTGTCCTTGCCATACGAATAAAAATGTAAAACACAGCCATCCTTGTTGTTTGGGTGGATATATTGATGTTCCAGAATCACATTGTATTTAATTAATAAAATAATAACCCTTAAAATTTAAACAATATGCCAAAACCAATTTTTTTAATAGGAGTCCCCAGGGAACATAATACAGCAAATGATTTGAGACTTATTCAAAATGACATATCAAATACTATCAAAGGAGAATATTATGTATTAGTATATAGTCATTTTAAAAAAGAAATCGAGTTTAAAGTCTTTTACGAAAAAGACTTCGATGAAGTAAAATATGAGGAGTTAAAACAAATCGTTAAAGATGCTGTTTCTCCTAATTTAAAGAAAGAATAATTATTAATAATTAAAACCAATGATATGAGTGTAAAATATCAATTAGAAAATTTACATAAAGAGAAAAACGTAATTACTGAGTTGCTCAAACAAAATAAAGAACATCAAAAAATGTGCAAATCTTCTATTATAGATGTTTCTCTTATGCAAACGAAATTAAACCTTGAAAGTCAATTAAGGATAGTAAATATTCTTATATGCTTAATTGAAGAAGGGTTTATAAAAGAAAATAATTAACAATTATAACCTCGCACTGAGTAGGTAAGTGTATAAAACCATGACAGATTTAGAAATAGCTCAATTTAAAATGACTTGCGTAATTGAGGCAAGTAAACTAAAACAAAACAATACAATACAACTAATGGAAACATTAGTATTAAGGATAAAAGTATTGTTGAAATTGCTAAAGAATTGGCAAATTTTGTTTTAGATATTAAACATTAACATTAAGTATTGGATTAATTTTTATCCCATCCTCAAATTATTAAAACTTGAAGTATTAACATATTTCAAGTTTTTTTATTTATATTTGTATTTTAAATAATACACCCAAAACCTAAAATCATGTATAAATATCAAAACATAAACATAGGATCTTTTACCAATTTAGATGAAATTTCTAAAGGAAAAGAAAAAGTAACAATGGATAAAAAAGACTTCGTTGAAGAACACAAAAAGCTTGTTAATGTGTTAGAATCAGATTCACACAAAGATGACAAGAAAGAAGCAAAAGACCAGAAAAAGGAATTGGATGAAGAATTGAAAAAGGGAGGAGAAGGCTCGAAGGGTGGTAAAATAATTGGACATACACAGTCAGGAAAGCCAATTTATGATAGTTTTAATCACCCAGAACATAAAGATTTTACAAAACAGGATCATAAAAATGCTGCATATCAACATAGTATTATTGCAGCAAATTCAAAAAAACGTGTAGATGATGCAGAAGTATCAAATAAGAATGCCACAGGAGCGGATAAGGTTTATAATGATTTGATATTAAAACATCATAAACCATTAATGATACATCATAATAAACAGCACGAATCACACAATAAAGCTGGAGAAGAAATCAAAAAATCATTCGATATGGATATAAGCAATAAAACTATTTCAAACAGTGATTTGATAAAATCACATATTGGATACCAATTTTCAAGTTCAGAAAACTTGAAGGTAACAAAAAAGGGTTCTGAAATTAAAGAAAAACTGAAAGCCATAAAAGACAAAGAACTTTTGGAAATTTCCGGTTATCAGTCTAAAATGGAAGCATTAAAAGCAGTGATTCCAACAGCACCTTCAGAACCTGCAAATGATTATAATTATGAGGGAATAGAAGTTCTAGAAAAATTAATGATGTTTCCATGGAATGAAACTTATTGCAATGGTGATAATGAAAAATCAGATATGGTTATTTCTGCATCCGAAACAAAACCTGAAAAATCAGAAGCACAAATCTTATGTGACAATAAAAGAGAATACAACAGGAATGTTGATAAAATAATTGAATGCCAAAAAGAAATCGTTCTTATCAATACTATGTTAAACAATTTTAGCGATTCTAAAACATACGATCTATCAGTTCGCCAGGCAGCCGTTTTAGGGTTTTAATTAATAAAACAATACCTTAATGAGAAAAAAGAAGAATGATAATAATCTCGTTCTATTGCCTAACAATGTGGGAGAGATTCAGGATTTGCAATTAAAACTTGACATCCAGAAAAATCTTCTTTTACAAAAAGGTTTACAATCGAACGACCCCGAAAAGATTATAGAGGCAGCCCGGCATTTTAAAGATATAGACAAACGCCCAGAATCAAATATAAAATCATATTTATTTGACCCATGGGAGTTCACCCATCAATTTGGATTTAAGGATAAACCCACTTCATTGTCTTATGATACATTAAGAAAAATGGGTAGAACACCTATTATTAATTCCATCATAACAAAAAGAGTTGAACAAGTTGCAGCATTTACAGAACCATGTTTTGATGAAAAATCAACAGGTTTTATTATAAGGAAAAAGGCTGGTTATTTCTCAGATAATACATCAAAAACATTAAGCAGGGAAGATAAGGCGAAAATTAGCTTTATAACTGATTTTATCATTAATTGTGGAACTGATGCAAATTCATGGCACGGGGATTCTTTTGATTCATTCTTAAGGAAAGCCACCAGAGATTCGATGGAATTAGACCAGTTAACATTTGAGGTCGTTAGAAACAGAAAAGGGATACCAGAAGAATTTATTGCCGTAGATGCAGCCACAATGAGATTAGCGGATTCTTATGATGATGATGAATATAAAAATAGAAATAGGATTGCCATAAATGGGTATTTCCCTTCTTATGTACAGATATTTCAAATGCAACCTATAAATGATTTTTACCCTTGGGAATTATGTTTTGGTGTTAGGAATCATTATACAGATGTAAGATTAAATGGTTATGGAATATCCGAATTAGAGAACTTAATAAATATCGTTACGTGGATGCTCTACTCCGACCAATATAATGGCAAATTCTTTTCGCAGGGGTCAGCACCAAAGGGTATTTTAACAGTTAAAGGTTCTATCAGTGAAAGTAAGATGCAAGAGTTTAGACAGGCTTGGCAGTCAATGATTGCAGGGGTTCAAAACTCTTGGAAGACCCCTGTGATAGAATCTGATAGCATGCAATATATAGACCTCCATAAGAACAATAGAGAAATGGAATTCTCTAAATGGCAGGAATATTTGATTAAACTTGCATGTGCAACCTACAAAATAGACCCAAGCGAAATAGGATTTCCCATGAATGGATCTTCATCTTCACAACCAATGTTTGAAGGTAATAATGAGGCTCGTTTAAAATATTCAAAAGATAGTGGACTTACACCTATTTTAAAAACCTGGGAGCACAAATTAAATAAATATGTGGTAAAACCATTGGACCCTAATTTTGAGTTAAAATTCGTAGGTATGAATCCGGAATCTGAAAAAAATGTTACAGATTTGGATATTAAGAAAGCTGCTTCCTTTATGTCATTAAAAGAAGTAAGAAGAAAACATAATTTACCTGATTTACCAGAAGATAAAGATGATTTGATATTGAATCCATATTATATGCAAAACATGCAAGCACAACAACAAATGGCAATGCAAGGGAATCAGGAAAGCAATGCAGCAATGGATAATGAAAATCCTTTCCAGGGATTTGATGAAAATAATGATCAACAAACAAATAAAGGGGAAGTTGACCCTTTCACAAAAGCATTTAATAACTTTCTTGAAAAAGAATTAAAATAAAAATACTATGTTAAATTTAAGTGGATTTACGAATATTTCTGATTCAGACAAAAAGTTTGAACCAATTGAAGATACTATAAAAAAGGGGTTTACTGATAATAATCTTGAAAAAGGTGGAGAAGGGTCACGTGGTGGAAAGGTAATTGGGCATACACAGTCTGGTAAGCCAATTTATGAAAACTTTGAACATCCTAAACATAAAAACTTTACTAAAATAGACCATGAGGATGCTTTGTTAACTCATTACTCTAAAAGAGAACAAGAATCCTGGAATAACAAAGGGAAAAAATCGGAAGAGCATGATTTTCATCAAAGGGAAGAGATTAAGCATAAAAAAGCTGCTGCTGATCTTGACAATAAAACAAAGAAAACAAAAGAAGAAAAATCTGACAAAAAAGAATAACATGCCATTACCTGCAAATAAAAAACCCGAATACAAAGATAAACCTCCTTTTAATATAAATGTCAGTATTGAAAAGAAGTTTAAAGATGGTTATAAGGACTGTTTAAAAAAAATATTTGCCAATTTGACATATAAAATAGTTGAATTTAATAAACAATAAATGTTTACCCAAAATCAGATAGAACAACTAATAGATATTGTGAACTTACAGCATATAATTTTTATTGCAACAAATGTAAGTCCTGAGATGCTATCTGATACTGAAATAAACATATTAAGACAAGCAGGAATTAATATTCAATCTATTCAGAATACACCTTTTGATGAAATGTTTAGATGGGGAATGTTATCTTCTGGACTTGGAAATAAGAAAGCTGCCGGGATGAAATATTCTCAATTTGAATCATTTTTAAAATCAGGTCAATATTTGCCACTAACCCAAGTTGAAAAAACAGCAGTAAACATAGCAAAAAAACAGGCTGCAAATGATATAAGAGGACTTGGAAATAGAATAAATGCTCAAACAGGACAATTACTTATTGAAGCAGATCAAAATCAAAGAAGAAAATATGAAAAGATAATTACCCAGGAAACGCTAAAAGTAATTCAAAACAGGGGTTCTATAAGTAATTTAGTATCAAATTTAGGAACCAGAACCGGGGATTGGGCACGTGATTTTGGAAGGATTGCTGACTATGTTATGACATTGGCATTTGAAGAAGGCAGGGCTGCACAAATAACATCTCAATATGGGATAGATTCTTTGGTTTATAAAAAAGTTTTTCATAGTGCATGTAAAAAATGCATACAATTATATTTAACAAATGGCTTTGGAAGTGAACCGAAAGTTTTTAAACTTTCTGAATTATATAAAAATGGTAGCAATATTGGAAGAAAGGCCGATGAATGGAAGCCGATAATAGGATCTACTCATAATTGGTGTAGATGTATGCTCACCTACGTAAATCCAGAATATGATTGGGATGAAAAACAACAGGATTTCAATAAGCCAAAACCATATGAAAGAAAGGTTCAAAGAAAATCAAAAACAACAATTACTATTGGTGATAAAGTTACATACGTATGATAAATTTAAGAGGATTTATAAACAGTGATAAGCCAGAAATGGAATCTGATGAAAGTATAATTGTTAAAGGATTCATAAATATTCCTATTTCAAAAAGTTTTTCAAGTGATATTGAAGATAAATTTCCCGGTGGAGAATGGAAAACTATTAATGGGGCTAAAGTTTATGTCCATGATGGGAATGTAGTTGCCGGACTTGAAGGATTTAATGGTAAAATAGATGATTTCTTTGCAAAAAAAGAAACCAAAACCGAATCCAAAGAAAAAAGAGTAAAGCATGATAGATTTGGGGAAGGAACGGTATTGTCTGACGATGGAGAAAGGATTAAAATAAAATTTGATGAACATGGCGAAAAGGAACTTTTAAAGAAGTTTGCTAAATTAACAGATGTTGATGGAAATAAAGTAAAAACTGATTCCGATAAAGAAAAAACAGAAGAAAAACCAAAGTCAGATGAAACCAAACCTGAAAAGAAAGAAAAGAAGAAAAAAGAATTTACGGGAGTAAAAGATGAATCAATAAAAATAAAAAGAGAAACTCAAAAAGCAAAATTATTAGAAAAAGATGGAGTTGAATTTTGGGTTAAAAACAAGTGGTATAATGAAGACAGTGGAAAATTAACTCCAGCAGGTGAAAAATCTTTTGAAGAAGCTAAAGAAAAAGGCATTAAAAATAAAGAAGTAGTTTCTTCTGACAAGTTTAAAATTGAAGGAGAATCAGAATCAGGAAAAGCATATAAAATGACATTAATTATTAATGATGGGATAAACGATAAAGAAGTTAGTGTTTATATGCCTAAAAGTAAAGTCAGTGAAGTAAATGGGAAAGTGACGGTAAATAGTGAGTTCTTAAAAGAAAAACAATCAGAACTTCAAAATAAATACGGAACCATGAAAAGCAAACATCAACCAAAAGAAACAGATAAAGCTTATGGGTTCCCTGTCAATTTAGATTATTATGATATTGAAAAAGATATAACAAAATATTTATGGTTCCCTAAATCTCAAATAACTAAGAATGGAGATGATTATATTATTCCTAAATGGATATATGACAAAAAGGTTGAAGAATTTTTAGATGATTTGGGTGGTAGCAGAACATTAAGTGGCGTTCAAGGGACTAGAGGTGGTGGAGTAAGTGTTGAGTTTGAATATGCTTTTGAACCTAACAAAATAGAAATAAAAAAGGCAATTAGTTTTGATATTTTATAAAAAAACCTCCAATAAAATTAGAGGTTTTTAAAATATATTACTTTAAATATTTATTCATCATCTTCATTGTCATCATTTCTTTTGAATGAATATTTAAATTCAAAATTGAATCCAAAATTGTAAGAATAAACATCATAACTGTATCCGGTTAATTCTTCACTTTCCAAGTCAGATGAACTCATTTCAAGATTACCATTGCAATCATAATATCCTTCTTCTATTTCGTCAAATTGTTTTATAAGTTTTTTTACATCATCAATATCTTCGGCTTCTTTTATTTTTTCTAAATATGATTCTTGTTCTGATTCTTGTGAACGATAAAAGAATTTATCTCCTTCAAAATGTAATTTAAGAACTTTTTGATATTCTTTTAAAGAATAACAAGAATAAAATGTATGATGATGTTCTCCGGCACGATTACGTAATTCTCCAAATTCACCACAAATATCTAACATGCTAACAGCCATTTCCATAATTTCATTATCTTCTGATGAATTAATCATAATAGCATAACTTGACCGTCCTTCATATAAGTCTGACCAATGACCAGCAGTTTCAACTATTTTAAATCCAAATTCATTAGCTAATTCTGTCGGGGTTTCACAGCCTTCAATTCTTAATTTTATATCCTCAATTCTTTTTTGTTCTGCAATTTTTGCTTCTTCAGCTAATTTTTCGGCTTCGATTTTCTTATCATTGATGCCTTTTTCGTAAAAATCAATAAAAGGTTGAATGCCTGATTGATCTTCACAGGGAGTTCCATTTGCTACATTTGGATAAATAAAATAATTAGTTTCTTTTAAAACAACAGTATATTCATTGTCAATTATTACTGCGATATTCCCTTTTGCGGTTTTAATTTTAATTGCTTTCATAACAGGTATTTTTTAAATGATTAATAATAATATTTTAATAACAATGCAAATATACAACGTATATTTAATAAAACCAAATTTATTTTCAAAAAAGTAACATTTATTTTTCAAAATTCATTAGTTCAAAAGATTGATTAAGGTTAGTATTAAAATATTTTGTAAATTTGGGGTGTAATATATCATAAATACTATGCTAAATTTATCAGGTTTTGTTAATATAAATAAACCAGAACAACAGGAATCATCAGAAGATGCAATCTTAAAAGGGTTTGTAAATAATGATTTAGAAAAGGCAAAAGCTGTTATAGGTGAAATAAGAAATTGGGGCGGTGTTGACTATAAGAAAATAGCTAATGGTGAATGGGTTAAAGTTGTAAAGGATAAAGAAAAAAAAGTAGCTGAATCGGGTATTCATAAAGTTATTAGTTCTGAAATAACTACAAAAATCAATGAGAAAAACAAAATTGAAGATGAATTTAAGCAGAATTGGATAAAGGAAAATAATGCAAATTTAAATAAAGTATTAGATAGGGTAAAATTAGCAAGAGCATTATCAGATGATAAAAATATAAAGGAATTAACTGGTAAAATTTATAACGAAATTAATGATTTAAGGGCAGAATTAACAGATATAAATAAAATAATTGAAGTAAAGAAAAAGGAAAAACGTGAGACAGCAGCAGGGAAAAAAGAAATTTCACCAGAAGATGAATATTTTAAAAATAATTTTGATTCATTTAAAAAAATACTATCAGAAACAAATAAAATAAGTGAATACAAGTCGGCAAATGAGGTAAAACCCATCGTAAGCGTAGATGATTATTGGTTATGTACAAATGCAAGTTTTAAGACAGTTTATGAATACAATGTTGATGATGCAAATAATAAAGAAACAAACACATGGGTAGATCCAGTTTATAAAAAATGGAATGAAATGAAAAACAGTGGTAAATACGAATTTACCCAGTCACCAAAATCATCATCACAATATTTAATAGATAGAAAAACAGGAAATGTTTATAGGATGGCAGATCATTGGGGACAATGTGCTTCATGTTATTGGGATGTAGATTTTAAAATGTCTTATGGTATTGCAGTTTGTAATGTTAAAGATTTTAAAAGAAATGGAAATAGTAATTGGTTAAATCCAGAAAAAGAATCTGCTATTATTGCAAATGCTAAAACTATATTTCCAAAATTAAAAGAAATGGTTACAAATGATAAGGTTTATTATGACAAAGTTGCAATTGCAATTATAAAATCTACGACATCTGAAATAGAATGGATGTTAAAGAGATCAACTCATTTGACCGAAAAAGAAATAACCAATATCAAAGAACAATACAAAGAACTATTTGCTATTTAAAATGATAACAAAAATAATAAACTCAATAAAGAAGGTATTATCAATAGATAATGATAAACTTCATAAAGCAGTTAGTGATTTTGACTTATATAATGCCAATACAAGAAGATTGCACAGGCATTATGATAATATGATTAATACTATTGAGGATGATGAAATAAAGAAATCATTTGAAGATTCTCATTTTGAAGATTTAAATGAACTTTATAAATCAAATATTGATGTCGTAAAAACTTTATCAGAATGCATAGACAAGCGAATAGATGATTTACAGAAAAGGAAGAGTGAATATGCTTATAAAGATAAAATGAAAAAATCCCTCGGGATGAGTAGGGATAAAATGCCACAAGTTGATTCTGATAACATAACTGATTTTATTTTACATTTTGATCAGAAAGTAGGAGTTTCTAAAGTTAAAAGGAAATTAAGTCAACTAAAACCGGCACAAGGTGAAATAAATGAAGATAAACTTAATTATTTTCTTGCCAACAAAAAAAATGAGAAGGTAAAGAAAACAAAATATATTATTTCAAATGACAATTATTTAATAGATGGACATCACAGATGGGCTGCTAATTTGGAATTAAAGAATGAAAATGATACCGTTTCATGTTATAGGATAAATTTACCTGCCCAGGAATTAATAAAAAGAGCAAATAAATTAAATGTAACAAAGAATGTAGATATTAATGATAATACATTAACAAAATCATTAGTAACAATTGCGCTTGCTAAGACACAGGGTTTGATACCAGATGAATTAGTTAATATCATAAAAGCAAGAGTAAATACCTTGGTTCCTGTTGAAAGAATAAAAATTAAGGATGGAAAACAATTTTCTTCTATTTCTTATATAGATAAGGATGTATTTGAAAAATCTCACAAATATTTGAGAAAGGAACCAGATGGTAAGGGTGGATTCAATTATATTTATGAGGAAAATGAAAAAAAAACAGATACAAGCAAAATAATTTCATCAAGTAGTAGATTTAGACCTATTGAAACAATTAATTTTGAAAGCCCAATTATTGGACCTAATGGTGCTAAATTATTATCTTATACATGGGCTTATGAATGGATTGAAGATTGGAATGAACATAAAGGTGAAACGGTAGAAAAAAGAGTTTCTGATTGGACAAGAGCTGAGCAAAGTTCTGATACCGGAAAGGGAATAGTTCATCAATTTGTGGTTAAATTGCCTAACGGAGATACAAAAGTTGTTAGTTCAGAATCTGTATTAATATTATTAGGAATTACTGAAAGAAACAAAATACAAGGATTCTCTTCATTGGTTAGTGCAGTTAAGACATTATCTAAACAAAAATTACAACTTGTAGTTTTAAATGATAAATTAGCAACCGTAAAAAAGATTGATGATGAAATAAATAAAATGCCAAAACCTGAAATTGAAAGATCGGAAGCAGATCACAGAGAAGATCAAATAAAATGGACAATGGGCGATGCTTCTGTTTATGATGATAAAGAAATTTTTGACTGGCAAACAAAAACAAAATCACCAAATTTAACAATAAGTGAAGAGAGATTAGGGGGGTTAATTGATTCATGGAAAAAAAATAGGTATAAGGAAAAAGGGTTGAATCCTCATTCTGATTCATTAAGTCGTATAGAATCAAATATTAGGGATTTAAAAAACAGAATAGAAAGACAAGAAAGAAAAGTTAATTCTATTACAGAAGAAAGTAATAATAAATTACCTGATAATATAAATGAAAAGTTAGAAAAAGCATTTGAATTAGGGTTGATTGATAAAGAAACATTTGAAAAGGCCAAAACTGGAATTTATATAGATTCTCCGGAAAACAGACGTTTAAAAAGGGTTGGACAGAAATATGGATCCTCCGGGATAAATGAACCGGAAGTTGATAAGAATAATAAAAAAACAGAAGATAATACTCAAGATAAACCAAAAAAGACCATTGAAGAATATGCAAAAGAAACTTCTGATGCTGATCTTCAAAATGCAGCAAAAGGTGAAGATGAAAAATTGAGAATTGCAGCTAAAAAGGAACTTGAAAGAAGGGAAACAGAACATAATCCGGAGGAAGAAAAAACAGACAACAAAGATAAAGAGACAAAAGATACTTCTAAAAAGGAGGACAAAAAGGGAACTGAAAATAAAAAAGCAGAAGTTGGATTAAAAGAAGGAGATTTATCTAATGTTGGAATAATTCAAGAAGTTTACAAAGACCAGTATAGGATAAATAATATATGGTATCATAAAAGAATGATTACTCCTGTTGATGATTCCGATAAAGAAGTTAAAGAACAGGCAGAAGTTAATGATATTATATCAAAATTAGAAGAAGAAAATGGAAAGGGTTTTATTACACTATTTCATGGTACTGATTCGAAATCATATGAAAATATAAATAAAAAGGGTGTTTTTGGACAAGATTCAACAATATCATTTTTAACAAGCAATAAAGAAGAAGCAAAGGAATATTCTAACAATAAGGCTAAATATAGGGGTGTTGAAAAGGGTAATGTTTTAGAAGTAACAATACCAAAATGGTCTGTTAAGAAAAATCCAGCAACAGGAGAATTTGAAACAGAACTAACTTTTGAAAATAGAAACGGGAAATGGTATCCAACAAATAAAAGTATTTTATCAGTATATGGTAAAAAATCAAACGACATAACCAAATCATCAGAAATCGACTTAGCGAATTTTGAATCAAATGATATTTCTAAAAGCATAGACATTATCATTAAAGCACTCGAATCGGGAATTATTGATTATGACAATATAGAGAAAGCCCATAAATACATAAGGAAAGAGCCGGACGGAAAGGGAGGGTTTAATTATATCTATGAAGAAACAAAAGATCATCAAAAAAAGGATGTAAAATTTGATATTGGTACCACTATTTCAGATAATGAAAAAGGTTTAGCCATTCAAAGATATTCAGAGAAAGCTATCATTATAAAAGGTAATACTTATGCTAATGTCGATTTATTAAGAAAGATTAAAGAAGAAATAGGAGTTGGAAATTGGAATAAAGCATTAAAAGGGTGGATATTTCCTTTAAGTTATGTTGATCAGGTAATGGGATATATCATTTCAAATACTGAAGATGAAGATAAAAAAGAAGCATTAATTAATACTAAAAACGCTTCTGTTGAGGTTGGTGAATTAGTTACAATAGCAGGAAATTTAACCGGTAAAGTTGAAGCTAATACTTCTGATGAAACTGGTATAAAATATGATGTTACATTAGATAATGGAACAAAGTTAACAGGTGTTGATGAAAAGGTGATGGAAGTAAAACCAGAAACTGATGATGCAAAAATAAGTGATTTGGTTAATAATTCGCAACCTGAAAACAGAGCAAAAACCGAAAAGAAACTTTTTGGGATTAAACCTATTGAAAATATTTATCAATATTATTTGTTTGATTATTTAATTATGAATGGAGTTGATGAATATTCATATGATGGTGATTTTGCTGAAATATTAAAACAAAAACATAAAGAAGCGGTAAAACTAGCAATAGAAGAAGGCAAAGAAATATCTGATAATAACTTAGATTTTTATCCTGATTTAAAAGAAGTTTATGGTAAAAAACGTCAGGCAATGTCAGAAGAAACAAAACGTAAAATTTCCGAAGCATTAAAAAAACATAAAGTAGAACCCGAAAGTTTAGAAATCCAAAAAGAGGAAGAAGAAGCAAAAGAACAGGGATTTCAAATTGTAGAAAAAGAAAATTATGTCCCTAAAAATGGAGAAGATATAATCATTACTTCACCATCAAATACTGTTCAAAGGGAACCATTGGTTATAAAAACAAAAGATTATACCGATATTCCTGCATTGGACATTATTATTCCAAAAGAAAAGAATATTTTAACATCTCCAAAACCATATTTTATACCTGAAATAAATTTAGATAGATTTAGAAGAAATGGTTATACTTTGTCTGCTGTTAAATTAGATGAAGATAAATATTTAGTTGCATTAGATGGATTTGAACCAGCAAGAACTTCTTTAATATCTTCAATTGAGGCTGTGAATAAATATGGTAATTTTGCTATAATGTCACTTGATTGCTATACAGCAACACAAAATTACTATCAATTAAAATCAAAGGTTGAATATAAAAAAGAACAATTAGATGAATATGAAAAGAAAAAACAACTAACAATTAAATCAATTGAAGAAATAGGAAGCATTCAGGATGAAGAAAAACGGAGAAATACACTTGAATATTTGACTAGGAATTTAAAATATTATGAAGAACATAAACCTTCTTTAAAGAGATTGAAGATATTAGCAGACAATAGAATGACATATGATCAAATGCATATGATTGAAATGTTAAAACAAAAAGATGGAATGAAACTTGGCAATAGGGAAGTTTGGGATATATATAATAAAATGAGTAAGGATAGGTCTCAAAAATCAATTGATATGCAACTTCATCAGGAATATTTAGATTCTGTTTACACAAAAGGTGCCAAAACAAGTTATGGGGATTCTGGAACAAAAGATGATTTGTACAATGAATATGGAGTTAAAGTAAAAAGACAAAATGGGGATGAAATAAAAGAATCAGAAATTAAAACAATAAAGAATGCATTAGATAGTATTTCGAAAGTATTTGGTAAAAATGTAGAAATGAATAAAGAATTTGGTTTAAAAATTTCTCATTCGGGTGAAAAATTAATGCATGCAAGCAAATATTTTGGTTTGTTTCATCCATTCTATAATGCAATAGGGGTTACTAATGTGGGAGGTAATAAGCAATTTGGCTTTGTATTAGGTCATGAATATGGTCATTTTATGGATTATTGGATTGGCAAAAATACAGGCAATCATTATGCAAGTGATAAGCAAGGATCTATTGCTAATGAAATAGCAAATACATTTAAAAAGGGAATGAATAAAAAATCTTCTTCTGATTATTGGAATAGAACATGTGAATGCTTTGCAAGAGCAATGGAACAATATCATGCAGTGGAAGTGAATAATGATACTGAATATTTTGATAATGATAATTATGTAAGTAAAGAAAAATATGAAAAAGTAAAACCCTTAATTGAACAATTTTTCAAAGAAAATAAGGAGTTTTTAAAAGCATTTGGCAATGATGATATATTTCCAAGTCAATTAAAACTCCAATTAGATTAAATTAAATAAAATAGTTTGAAGGTAATAATTAATACTTTAAATGAAATGATTAAAGATAAAAACGAATTTAAATTTTTTGTTCCTTGTGAAATAGAAAAAGGAGAAGATAAACAAGGCAAAAAGGTGATGAAAATAAAAGGTGTTGCAAGCACCAATGATGAGGATAGTGATGAAGAAACACTTAATCCTTCCGGTTTTGATTTGAGTTATTTTAAGAAAAATGGGTTTATAAACTGGCATCATTCCTATAAGGATAAACCAACGGCAGTGATTGGAGAACCTACACTTGCTGAGGTAAGAAAGAATGAATTATATATTGAAGGTTTATTGTATGATTCAAAGCTTGCTAATGAAGTTTATGAATTAGCTGAAACTCTTGAAAAATCAGGAAGTAAAAGAAGATTGGGTTTTTCAATTGAAGGTAAAGCAACAGAAAGAGGTTCTGAAGATAAAAATCATCCTTTATACAGATTCATTAAAAAGGCTAAAATAACAGGTGTTGCAGTTACTCCTACCCCAAAGAATGCATCAACAATAGTTGATATTATGAAAGGTAATTTCTCTGAAATGGAAATAGAAGATGAACCAGAAGTAAGTGCAAATGGTGGTAAACAAACCATTATTGATATAACAAAGCCAAATGGAGACAGAGTTATGGTTGATGCTGACTATAAGATAACAATTTTATCAAAGGCAGCAGATACAAGCGATACAAGAGCTTTAATTAAAGAAGATTTAGATGGGAAATTGACTGATTTGCAAAATTCTGATAAAAAAAATAAGAAAGATAAAGAAAAAATACCTAAATTTGTCTCTATTAATAAGTCAATGTTTTTTGACGAAATATTAAAAGCGACAAATGACTTTGAACTAACAAAAAAAGTTATAAATTCTATAAATTTTAAAAGTATGGAAACTAATAATAAAAAAGTTAATTTGGATGAACTTGTAAAAGCGTTAACCAGCATTGGCGTTGAAGTAGATCCTACGATATTACAAAAAGGCGAAAATACAGAAAAAACACCGGAAGAAATTGCTGCTGAAGAAGCAAAAAAAGCTAAGGAAGCCGATGACTTTAAAAAGGCTCAGGAAGCTGAAGCTTTGAGTAAAGGAAAAGACAATGATGAAGATGACAAGGACAAAGATAAGGATAAGAAAGATGATGAAATTGAAAAAAACACCATGAAAAAATCTGATGACAAGGATAAGGATGATAAAAATAAAGATGATGATTCTGATAAGGATAAATCCGAAAAAAAGAAAAAAGAAAAATTCGAAAAACTTGAAAAAAGTTTCAAAGATGAAATAGGTGCTGTCAGTAATGATATGAACAAGGGATTATCTGAAATATCTTCTTTAATGAAATCATTTGTAGAATCTATTGATAAAAGAGTTTCTGCCATAGAAAATCAAAGTACCGGAAGAAAATCAATGGGTACTGTAAATGTAATTGAAAAATCTTTTGGAGGTGCTGAAGATAAAAACAATGATGGCAAAACAAAACTTTCTATTTCAGAAAACAAACAACAAATAAGTAATGTATTACTTTCTAAATCGGGAATTCAAAAAGGAGAAGCAAATAAATTATACTGTGATGCCATCCAGGAATTTGAGGCAGCAGGTACTCTCTCTAAAGCAGTTGTTACTGATTTATATGTAAACAATAATATTTTAATTACAAAATAATATTTTATTCGTACTTTAATAATCGTACTTTTTTAATCGGGAATAAAATAAATTTAAATGCTTTTAAACAACTTAGGCGTTAGTCTTGGAGACTACGGAAATGGCAATTATGACGGACAAGCTTTATTTGATAATGCAAATGTAACACCAGAACAACTTTCAGAATTATCCAAAGCATTGGAAGCTGGTTCTATTACAGGTAGAGATACCGCTAATTTAACCACTGCATCAGGTGCACCTTTAAAGGTAGAATCGCTGGAAAATACCTTAGCGGTTATCACCTATAAAGAATCTGATATTCAATTCTGGAAAAGAATACCAAAAGAACCTGCTTACAATACAGTTGAAGAATTCAATCAGTTATCATCTTATGGTTCAGAAGCCGGTGCTTTTACCAATGAAGGTGAATTACCTAATGAAGAAGATTCAACTTATATTCGTAGGGCAGAAATTGTTAAATTTTTAGGAGTAACTGGTATAGTATCCCATCCTATGCAATTGGTGAAAACCAATATTGGATCCCTGATCCAACAGGAAGTAAAAAACAAAACTTTGTTTTTGTTAAGAAAAGCTGACCGTGCATTGGCATTTGGAGATTCTGCAATTGTTACCCAGGAATTTAACGGACTTTATGCTCAACAGAGAAATTCATTCAGTACCCTTACTGAATATATGGCATCGAATAGTGTAATTGATTTACGTGGTAAATCATTACGTGAAGCTAATATTGAAGATGGTGCTTTGAATATTATTTCAAACTACGGCCATGCAGATTTGTTAATGGCTCCTCCTGTCGTTTTATCTGATTTTGTAAAAGCATTTCATGAATCAAAATTAATTCAACCTAATACCCCAGCTTTGACAGCCGGTATCATGGGTCAGAGAGTTCAAAAGTTTCAGTCTCAATACGGAGAAATAGACCTTGGATATGATATTTTCCTTGGAACTAACCCTCCTAGAAAAACTACCGATCCTGCAATTCATGCTCAAGCTCCTGCACAGGTAGTACATGTTGCTACTACCAGCCCTGCTGATCCATTATCTTTATTTACCGGTGCTCAAGCTGGTGATTATTTTTATGCCGTTGCAGCTAAAAATAGATTTGGTGAATCTCAATTAACCGCTATGAATGGTGGTGCATTAGTAACTGTTGCCGATGGTGATAGAGTTGATTTACAATTTACTGCTGGTGGTGGTACATATCCTGCAACAGGTTATGTTATTTACCGTTCTTTGATAAACCCTGCAACTACTTTAGCAACTACTCCTCTTTATCCTATTTTTGAAGTATCAACAGCTCAATTAGCAACTGGATATGATGGTGGTACTGCTGGTCTTATAGGTGATAGAAACCGCTTCTTGGCAAATTGCAGCCAGGCCATATTAATTCAATCAGATGATGAAGTTTATAAATTTAAACAATTAGCTCCTCTGATGAAGATGGACCTTGCAGTATTAAGCCCTGCTACCCGTTTCATGATTTTATGTTATGGAACTCCAGTATTGAAAGCACCAAGAAAAATGGTTCGTTATATCAATGTTGGACGTGATTTAACCTAAAATTTAAATTCCAATAAAATGGCGAAAGTCCATAACTAGCTTATGGACTTTTTTATTATCTTTATATTTTAATAATTTAAACTTAAACTTATCAAAAATGAAAATTGTAACTACAAAACAACACAGAAGAAATCAAATAGTAACAATTAATGGTGTTACCATTAAATTTGATGGAGATCTTAAATCGGAAGTTACCGAGAAAGAATTTGAAACTATTACCCTAAAAGATGATTCTATAAGTAAAATTGTAGAATTACCATTAAAACCTGTAGATGACAAATCAAAAGGAAAGGCTGTATTTAATACGGAAAACATGACAACAGAAGAAGTCTCTGAACTTTCAAAAGTGTTAAACGATAATTCTGCTGAAACTACAAACGAAACAGATACTAATCCCGGTGATGCAACAAAAGACCCAAATGCAGAAACTGGTACCGGTAAAGATAAAACATTTGCTGAAGAACTTGCAGAAATGAAAATGGGTGAATTGAAAGATTTAGCCAAAGAATCGGTACTTCCTGAATCAGAATGGAAAGGCATTAAAAAGAAAGATGATTTAATAACTTATCTTTTGTCTAAAATAAAAGAATAATAACAATGGGAAATTTAACATTTACTACTAAATTCATTAAAAATGATGGACTTGTTATGAGTCCAAAAGAATTAATTGAGATGTATTTCTTCGGAATAAAGATGGTAGATACATCAGGAAATGTTATTTCTCAAAGTGTTATTAAAAACTTTATCAGGTCCTCCCAGGAAGAAGTTGAAAAATGGTTAAACATTAAAATCCAAAGGCAAATCATAAGAGAGAAAAAAGATTTCTATAGAAATGATTGGTATGCCTTTGGGTATTTAAGAACAACTTATCCTGTAGTTTCTGCATCAAAAATGGATGGATACATAGGTGAAACAAAACAAATATCTTATCCAAAAGAATGGTTAAGTGTTAGGACGACAAGTGATGGTGAACTATATCACAGGCATATTTATCTTGTGCCTTCTACGAATTCTCCTACAAATCACATGGTAGTGTTTACCGGTATTACTCCCCATATTGCATTAACATTTTCACAAATGGTTCCTAATTATTGGCTTGTTGAATATGTAACAGGATTTTGTAGTGTACCTCCCGATTTATATAATTTCATTGGTATGTTAGCTGCAATTAACATTTTTTATCTTATGGGAGACATCATACTTGGAAAACCAGGTATTGCAAGTCAATCTATAGGTATTGACGGATTAAGTCAATCAAATTCTGCACATAGTTTAGGTTATGGCAATAGGATAAAAGGCTACCTTCAATTAATGAATGGTGATGGAGGCAAAGGTGGAATGAAAGAAAAATTATACAATTATTACAAAGGTTTTACTGTAAGTTGTTTTTAATAAATTATGACTAGCATTATAAAATTACAACAAGCTCCAAGCGGTTCAAATGCTCCTCAAACTTATTTTGAAAAAAATGATTTTGATGAAACAATTTGGAAACATGGATATAATGTAATTATTGAAAAAGCGTTAAAATGTCCATGTAAAAGTACGGGAGGCGATAATTTAAGCAATTGTAAAAATTGCGGAGGTACAGGATGGATTTTTATAAATCCAATTCAAACCAAGGCCGTATTAAGATCACAAAACCTGACAACTAAATTTAAAGATTGGTCAGAAATAAATATTGGCAATGTAAATATAACAGTAAGAGATATTGATAAGCTTGCATTTATGGATAGAATAACCGTATTGGATGGTGAATCTATTCATACCCAAAATGCAACTTTAAGAATGTATGAAGGTGTTTTGTTTGCTTTTTTAGATTATGACCCTAAATGTGTTTCTACTGTATTTTTATTTAAGGATCCGAAAGAAAAACTCATTCACCTTAATAAAACAGTAGACTATACAGTAATTGATTCAAAAATAATACTAGATACTAAATTTATAAAACAGGGACAGCCAATGTATGATGATATGACCATATCATTGAGATACATTCATGCACCCCAATATCATGTTGTTGATATAATGAGAGATGTTATAGTTTCTCCAACAGCAGAATCATTTGGCAATCAAATAACACAAATGCCAATTTCAGCCCAGGGAAGAAGGGCACATTATGTTTTAGATAGACAAAACTTTGAAGGTAATTTGATATTGGATAATTCCTATCAAAAATTGTGTGTTGAAGATGAATGTGACAAATGTAAATGTCTTAATAATAACCTATGAGTAACTTAGTTCCCATATCAATAGATTTAACTGAATTACAAAGTGAATTTGGTTTATTACAATCTCAGGTTGATTCATTGGGAAGTGTACTTGTTAGTGCTATAACTGATAGGATATTTAATAATTGGAGAGTTGCAGCAATGCATGGTTTAAGTTCTACTAGGAAAGCATATATAAATGGATTAAAAGAAGGAGAAGGATTAAGAATAGGTATAGTAAATTCAACACATAAGTTTATTATATTAACTGGAGACTTAGCACTTATGATAGAAGAAGGTGCAGGTGCGTTTGACATGAAAGAAAAAATGTTAAATTCTCCAAAAGTAAAAACTACAAGTAAAGGTGTTAGATTTATGACTATCCCATTTAGGCATGCAACTGCTGGTTCAATAGGCGAATCTGAGGTTTTTGCAAATGTAATGCCAAAAGAGATAAATCAAATTGTTAAAAATTTATTACCAACTAAGACTACAGCTCAAGGGAATAAAACAAGTGGGGAAAATTTGAAATTTGGTTCTATCCCAGAACAATACCAAATTCCCAAAACAAGGGCTGCATTTTCGGATTTGAAAACCATGAAAACTTATCCTGAATATACACATCAAAATTCTATTTATGAAGGAATGGTTAGAAACGAGAAAGATTATGAAAATAGGAAACAGAGCACATATGCAACATTTAGGAGAATTTCTGACAATTCATCACCTATGTCTTGGATACATAGAGGTATTGCTGCCAGAAATTTTGCACAAAAGGCATTAGCAAATACAAATGTGGATGATATTACAAAAAAAACAGAAGATGAATTTTTAATAAATTTAGGATTTTAATATGATAATGATTCCCGAAATAATAATCGCAAATTTGGTTGAAACAGTTTTGAAGGTAATCGAGACCGATTTTAATGACCATGTTGAAGAAAAAGATACATTATTATATTATATACTTGGAGACAATCAATATAAAAAGTTTAATTTCTTCGAACAGGCAAAAGATATTTTTTTACGTGAATATAATCATCCAAGGAAAATAGAAGTAAGGATGTTATTTGATGCACAAAGGGCAGCTTTACCTACCATACATATAACAATGCCACAAGAGGCAAATGACAGTGATGGTATAGGAGTTGATGAAGGTTATGATGATAATATTTTAAGTACAGACAAAACGACATTTCATAAAATATACACAAGAGCTTTTGGAGTTCAATACAATATAATAATAACAAGCGATAATTCATTAGAAGTATTATTGATATATCATTTGTTAAAAGCTATGCTAATATCTATTTTTGATCACATGGAATTGAGTGGTATCAGAAACCCTAAATTATCTGGTCAGGATTTACAAATGAATAGTGATATTGTTCCTGTAAATGTTTTTGTAAGGGGTGTTGGAATAAACTTTATGTATGAAGAAGGCATTCCGGCATTTCAAGAAGAACAAATAATTAAATCGTTCAATGCATCTTATACAATAAATGAAACAATTCAAGGTAGTAATACATTATAATATATAATTCTATTACTTTGAAATTATTATAAAGAAAATTAAAATAATTTAATTAAATTTGTAACTATTATGAATATAGAACAATTTACTCAAAGAAATGGGTTTACACAAAGAGATGCTTTTGCAGCTTGTAGAATGTACAAAGGGCAAGACAGATCTTTTGGAGAATGGAATGAAATATTAAAAAAAGATTTTACATTTAATTCTCCAAACATAATTTCAAGTGTGCCTGTTGAAACGAAAATTGAAAATACAAAAATTAAAGAAAATACTATTGAGCCTGCAAAGACTACTGAAAAAGTTAAATTAGTAAAAAAATCACAAACTAAAAAAACATAACAATGAGTACAGTAGTTAACTTTAATGGTAAAAACATAGTTGAACCAGGTGTATATGCACAAACAAAAGCTAATGTTAATATTAATCCGGTGCCTTTTTCTACAGGCAATGTTTTAATTATTGATGATGGATCTGGTGTTGATTTTGGTGGTGGTTCAGGTATAAATGGGGATTTGGCTTCTGGCCTAAATTCGGTTTATAATTTTACTTCATTAATTGATTTTAGAAATTTCGTAAGAGGAGGCAAATTATGGGATTTGGCAGAATATTTATTTATTCCTGAAAATGGGGTTGCAGGTGCTCCTCAAGTTTCATTAATAAGAGCTGCAACAACCACCCCTTCAACAATTACATATGATTTTACCGCAGGCGCAAATGGTGGTACCTTGGTGATTGATATGAAAAACGAAGGACTTGAAGGTAAAACAGCAGATGATGATGAATCAATAAGTTCATCAGTTGCAGCAGACACAAAAGTAAGAACTGGATGGGGTTCTTTAATGAAATCCGGAGTAATTGACAATACAAAATATTTTATTGAATTTTATGAAGGTACATTTAAAGGATTGGATGCCGATGGAGATCCTTATGATGGATTAGATATTTTAAGTTGCGAACCTATAATTATTGCAAAATCACCTGAATTTAATAATTTAAATGATTTAATTACCTGGATAAATACAGATACTTCATTTAATGCAAGATTCAAGAAAAATGCTTCAACAACAGTTGTTGGAACAGGTGCTTTAGTTGCCGGTGATTATACCGCAAACAATACCTTAAAATTAGCAACCGGTGGAACTACTGTTTATGGTTCAACTGATTTTGATGAAGTATTAGCAAAGATTGGTGAAGTTGATTATACTTTTGTTTTAAGTTTAAATTCAGGAATTTTAGCCAAGGGTGCAAATAACACCAAATTGTTATATCATATTACTCAACAAGCAGAATTTAAAAAGTTTATGTTTGTTGGTGGTGGAGACGATGAGAATGCATGGACGGGCACAAATGGTTCTATAGATATTGCTCAGTATTTCAATTCGGCATATGCGATAACATGCCATTCAGGACACAGAGAAGATGTTAATTTTACAGCTGAAGAAAAATTAAAATCTTCATTATATCATGCAGCATGTGTTTGTGGAAGATTGGCTGGTTTAGCACCTCAAACTTCAGGAACATTTAAATCACTTCGTATTAAAAAATGGAGACATGTATTAACTCCCGAACAAAGAGTAACTGCATTACAAGCCGGTGTATTACATAACAGGTATGTTCAAAATATAGGTTATGTCATTAACCAGGCAATAAATACTATTCAGAAGAATACACAAATGATCAATCCTGATGCAACTTCTAATGAAATTTCAATCATGCGAATTGCAGAACAATTAAATAAAGAGTTGGTATTAAATATGAGACCTATATTTGTAGGTCAAAATTTAAATACAGCTTCTCCTGCTGACGTAAAAGCATTTATTGAAGGTTATTTAACACAAAGGACCGCAACTAAAATAAATGATAATTACATTATAAGATTTAGTAATGTTTCTGTTGTTCAGGTTCAGGATTATTACAATTGTACTTACAATTTTGTTGCAAATAGTCCGTTAAACAAAATTTTCATAACTGGTTTTATGCTGGATGCAAATTTGTCAGCTTAATTAAATTAATAATAATACAAAACATAATAATATGGAAACTAAAGTAATTACGGCTCCATTGGCAATTATCAAGGTACAAGGCGTGGCAGTAGGCAAGATGAAATCAATCAGGATACAAGAAACTATTCGTAGGGGTAGGGTATCTGGCCTAGGTGCATTGACACCGGATGAATTACCTGCACTTGAATGGTCAGGAACTTTATCATGCGGATTTTATAATATCACATTTGATAAATCTCAGTTGCCAAAGGCAATTGTGAGAACCGTTAATACAATTGATGAATTTGTGGATACGGTTCTACTTCAAGAAGAAGGAATACAAGTTGATATTATGAGAAAAGCTCGTGCTTCTGCTCCAGATCCTAATACGGGAATTATCCCCTCAAAATTAGAAATGTTTGCATCCGTTAAAGGATGTCATTTAACAAGAGAGGGATTTGATATTCAGGAAGGTCAAATATCAGGAAAAGATGCTGATTTTGATTACAAAACTCCTATCATTTTTGCATTATAAGAAAAGTTTTTTAATAATTAATTAAAATTTATAATTGATGGAAAAGTCAAAGAAAATTCCAATTTCGGGCAAAGATTATATTGTTAATTTTCCTAGTGTTGGGCAAATATTAGACATTGAGTCTTTAAAATCTGCTTTAACAAATGGTCAATATGGTGATTTCGTAAATATGGGCACAAAAACAGCTACTGATGCTTTAGATTTGGTGGATGCCTTTTCTGTATTCTCAATATTAATTCCTGAATTAAAGGATGAATTAAATGTGAAAACATTTATGGAAATGGACCCATTTATTGCTAAAAAATATGTTAATGCTTACAAAAAACATTTTTTCCCTTGGTTTAAAGAAATTAATGATGAACTAAGAAAGTTTGGCAAAGATGATGAATAACATAAAAAAAAAAATTTAAAGGATGAGTTAAAAGAATTTGTGCTTCATTGGAGTGAATTATACCCATTTGATTATTTTTATCGTAAAAAATACAATATTCCTTTTGGTAGTCCTGAGCATAGGGCTACCAATTTTATTTTAATGGTTGCAGATTTGTATGAAGAAGATATGATACAGGAATATAAGGATAGTTTAAAAGAAAAAGAAGAAACAGAAGCAGGAATAGAATCTAGTGGAATAAAGATGTCTAAAAAGGAGATGGATTATGAATATGAAAATTTGGATTTAAATCAATTTAATGATAAAAAGTAATGGCCAAGGAAGTAAGAATTGACATTAGCGCAAATGCTAATAATGTAAATAATACATTAAGAGAAGTTGAGACAAATGTTGACCGTGTTAACAGTAAGGTTAGTACGGTTAATCAAACTAACGTTATAGGAGGGCCTAAAAATTTACCAGCAAATCAAAATGTAGATGTTCAAAATCAAATATTACTATATAGGCAACAACAGGAACAAAAAGAAAGACAGATAAAAAGAGAATTTTCTGAATTACGAAGTGAAAATATTGCTGAATTTAAGGAATCAACACATGAAAATAAAGCAGGTATTCTTTCTGATAAAGATTATGAAGAAACTAAAAAACAATTTCATAGAACACAAGCTGAATTATATGCTGAAGAAAGAGATGAAAAGCTCACCGAAGCACAGAAAACAAATCAATTAATTCAAGAATTAATAGATAGACAAGATAAAAACTCTCAAGATCAAACAGAAGCATTACAAAGAGATAACACAGAAACAGAAGGCGGAGGTGGAGCAAAGGGGATATTAAGAGCTTTATTTGATAAACGTTCTGATTTAATGGCAAAAAGATTAGATGCTACTTCTGATGATGAATTAAGAAGATTAAATAAAGAACTTGGGAAAACAAATAGAGATATTCAAAGAAGGGGTGGTGGAAATGGGATGGCCGATGTTGTCACAGAAGGTGGTGAATTAGTTGGAAGCGTTGCATCTGGTAGCCAAAGTTCTATAATGGGTGCTGGTATGGGATTGTTATCAAAAGCTGGTCCTTGGGGAATTGCTGCTGCTGCCATTATCGCTGCTGGTACTGGAATTACAAATTCAGCTAATGCCAGGGATAAAGAAATTTCAAATTTAATATCATACAGGGCTTTAGGAGGAAGGGATGATATTAATAAATCTGTTATGGAAACAGATTATTCAAAATATGGAGCAACAAATGAAGAATTTATAAACAAAAGAAAAGAACTTTTGCTTGCTGCCGGAAATCCATATGCAGGAGGAACAAAAAATTACCAGGATGTAATGAACCTAGAAAGAGGTTATGGAGTTAACAGTATAGCAAATCTTTCTACATTTGAAAGACAAGATAAATATCTTAAATCAACATCTGAGAATATTATAGAAATGATTAATGTTTTGACAAGTATAAAAAACGGTTCTTTGAAAAAAGAGGACTTTACTTTGTTAAATGAGAAATCTCAATTAATGTATAGATTACAGACAAGTCAGGTTACAAGACAAGAACAATTTGATAATAAACAGATACTTGGATTAATGACTGCATTTGAAAAAATGGGAGGTGAAGGTAAAGATTTTAGAGCAGGAGAATTTATTGAAGGTACTTTACAATCAATGCGTGAGGGTGGTAGTAAGAACATGATGCTTCTTAAAACGAAATTTGCCATTGATGCACATCCAAATTTAGCAAATGATCCGGCAGCATTAAGTAGAATGATTGAAGAAGGCACTGACCCGAAATACATAGCTTCTACGCTTGCAGGATTGAAAAATATTGCCGGTGGAAATAAACAAAATGAATATTTCCTTTCTAAAGAATTTTTTGGACCAAATGGACTAACACCTTCAATGAGAGAAAAACTAATGAAAGGTGGAGGTGATAAAGAAATTTTAGATAATATAAGAGGTGTTGGATTAACATCAACAACCGTTGCAAGTCAAATTGATGCTGAAAAATATGCATATGAAAAAACAACCGGGGTTGAAGAATTTTTTGGTGATTTAAAAAAAGGCATAAATACAATTAATTTAAATTTAAAAGAACAATTTAATGCACTTTTTGGAACTGGTTCTGTACCCGTATCTTTAGTGAATAAGGATTTATCAAATATAAAATCAACAACTCCTATAAATACTGTTCCTGGAAAATAATTATGGCAAAATTTACAAAAATATATTATAGAAACGCTGAATTATCATCAATAAAATCATTGTTTGATAGTGAAAAAATAAAAGATATTTCCATAAATGATTTTCTTGAAACAAAAGATCCTAATACCGAAATAAAAAATAGAGATGCTTTATTTACAGCATATACAGAACAACAAAAAAAGGATTTAAATTTAAATTCATCTTCTGATATAAAAGAAGATACTCCCATTTATCCTCCTGCAGTTCTTTGGGTTCAAAAAGACAAAACAACCCTAGACTTAATTACATCAGAATCAAAATTCATTAAGAAAGAAGATTTTGATTCATTTTTGTCTATGGCACAAAAAAATCTTGTTGAAAACAGAGATTATGTAAAAAGTCAAGCTATAAAATCATATCCTGAATGTACATTATGGATATGGTCTAAAAGTATTGAAAGGAAATTAACAAGCAACAATTCTATATATGGAGTAATATTAAATTTAACAGATTACATACAGGATTTAAGAACAAACGTAACAGAAACGGGAGGAAATTTTCAAATAACCATACCATTTGTTCCAATGGTAGGAAATGTTGGACAAATAGGGGAGAATGTTATTGCCGGTCAAAGGTCAATACCAGGTGGTTGGAGTATAGATAAGACTAATGAAAATAAAATAATAAAAGAAGATGGCACCGTTGAAAGAGTTTATAATGAAGAAATCCATACTTCTGGTGTTTTAGGTGTTAATAAAGTAGCACTTAAAAATGATTCTCCTTATTCGTTAGATAATTTATTTTATTCAGTAGATAATTCATTACGAAAAATAGATATTGGGACTGCAGGATTAAGTGTAAATGACATTGTTTTCATTAAGTTTGAAAGATTGGCACTTGAGCACAACCAATATATTAATGATTTATATGTTGATCCAAGTGCTTTAAATAATGAAGTATTTGATATGATTGGTTTGATTGATTCTGTTACAACAAACACAAATAATACTAATGACATATCAATAACTATAACCGGAAGGGATTGCATGAAATTAATACTTGATGATGGTTCCTTTTTCTTTCCAAATTCATATGCCGATCCAAATGCTAAAGGTGGTATTTTTAAAAATATTGATGAAAATAGGGGTGATAAAATGAATACATTTAACAACTTAAAGAGAACAGAAAACGGGTCAGCAGGAAGATTTATTGTTACAGGTATGATTATGCCAATGTTTTTACCAACGGCCAGAACAATAGAAAATGTTGTTGATTTATTAATAAAAACTTTAGCAAATATTGAAATTTGTCCTGATGAAATATTTGAACCTTATGGGGATAAAAGAACTAAATTTCGAAAAGAAAAAGTAAAACAGAAAAAACAAAAAAACTAGCATGTCATCAAAATATAAAAATACAGTTTTTGGTATAAGAATACTTCCAATACCTTACCAGGTAAACGATATTTATGGTGTTCGCCAATGGAGAAAAGATAAATGGGGAGGTGTTGGCATGCATAATGGTATTGATTTACATGCTCCTACGGGTACGGAAATAAAAACACCTTATGGTGGTATATGTGAAGTTTATCCAGAAAATACTCAAGGTAATATTTTGAAAATAAAACATGATACTGGTTTTATGACTGAGTATCATCATCTACAGAGTTTTAAGGTTACACATGGTCAAACCGTAACGGCTGGTACTGTTGTTGCCTTATCAGGAAATACATCAGGAACAGGTGGACGTTCAACGGGTCCTCATTTACATTTAGGTGTAACCGTGGATGGACAAAAAGCAGATCCTGCTCCGTATTTATTTGGACTTGCATTAAAAGATGGGAAAAGTAAAAAATTTGAATATGACAATTCTGTTAAATTCGAAACAAAATCAACAGAAGGATATGATGAATTATTAAAGTTTATAAATACATCACAACTTTCAAATGCACAAATTATAGTTGATGTTTGCTATAAATTAAATGCTACTCAAAGGGATGCGGTTATAACACTTATGACTTCCTTGCAAGAAAGTAATTTACAAAATTTAAATGTAGCACCTGATGGTACTGATAATATAGGTTTGTTTGGGCAACGTCCATCTAAAGGATGGGGTACTGTTGCTCAAATATTAGATCCAAATTTTTCAACAACTTCCTTTTTAAAAGGTATTGGTAAAAATAAAGGGTTACTTTCTATACCAAAAGTATATAAAGAAAGTTTACAACCTTATCAATGTTGTCAATTAGTTCAATGGGATATTCATGATTTATATGGTGCAAATGCTTTAAATTATGCAAAATGGGAATCACCAGCCAAAAAATTAGTTGACTTTTTATGGCCAATTACAGACATTTCAACATCCGTTTTAAATGTTTATGGAACTGAAAAGGAAGATGGTCTCGTAAGTGAAGAAGTTGAAATAGAAGATTACATAGCACCTGGAATATGGCAAGCAATAAAAGTAGTTATAGATCCGGAGGTTCAAGAAAGACAAATAAACGATGCAACAATTTCATTTATGCAAGGTAGTTTGTTTTCATTTTTCGGCAAAGTTTGTCAACAACCATTTGTTGAATTTTGGGGTGATACTTATGGGGACCAGTATTATTTTGTAATTAGAAAACCTCCATTTACCAGGCAAAGTTTTTTATCATTGCCACTGTTAAACATATACGAAAGGGATGTTTATTCTGATTCTTTTGTATGGGAAAATCAAGAAATTTATTCCTGGTATATGTTAGAACCAAATGGTAATTATATTGGAGGAAATGAAGTAATATTCCAATATTTACAAGCTGTTTTTTTTACTGAATATGCTGAATTATGGGGATCAAAGCCATTGAGCATTACAAGTAATTATATTACCTTCATAAAAGAAACCGGGGATATACAACTTAAAGCAGCAGAACAAGATTTAAAATTTATTGTTGATTGTCATTCATATTTGCCATTTGTAAGAAAGGGTACTATCACAATAAGAGGCGATAGAAGAATAAAAAGAGGTATGAAAATATGGTATCAACCAACAAATGAATATTTTTATGTAGAATCTGTTGCAAATAGTTTTACAGTTCAAGATGGAATAATTGATAGGATAACAATATTAACTGTTTCTCATGGGATGATCAAAGAGTATGCAGATATTGAAATTGAAGATAATTATACTCCTTCTTATTTCAATTTAATAAACTATGGTCCGGGACAATATAAAGAAGCACCAAAAAAAGATGAAGGATTTGTAAAACCACCTGATGCGCCATTAATAGACAGGCATATTGCATATTTCAACCATGATGAGTATTTTTTCACTTATGAGGATATTGATGCAAACAGTGGACTTGACATAAAAAGTGGTGAATTATTTTTAGAAACTTCGGTCCCTGATTCAGATACTGAAGAATTGAAAATAACAAAAAGAATAGTAGATTCAAATTTCGAAAATTGCAGAAAAATTGCTGACTATTTAAGAAAATATCCTAATTATAAATTTGATATAGTTGGTAACACCGATGAACACAATACAGATCAATATAATGTAACATTAGGAGAAAACAGGGCAAAAACGATTAGGAGTATTATTATTCAAATGTATAATGAAAAGAATTTAAGCATTCCGGAACAAAATGAATCAATGCTATCTGTTAATTATGTTAATAATACCACAGAACTTGAAACAAGGTTAAGAATTCGTACAGATGGAGAATCGAAACCAGCTTCCGATAATAAAAATCCATTAGGACGTTTAAAAAATAGAAGGGTAGACATTTATTATGAAAACGAATTGGATGCAATAAAAAGTAAAAACAAAGAAGTAAAAAAAGAAGATGTTACTCCATCACAAACAAATAAATGGTCTGTAAATAAAGAGGTATTTACTTTCTTTGTACGTAAAGATCAATTTAATCAAACAGTTCAAAAAAACACAACAAAATAATTATGTTTACTCAAGACCAAACAATCAGGCCAATAGGAGTTGAATCTGGTAATTCACCGGCAGGAATAGGATATATTGCTATTCCTGATGATGAAAGCATAGATAAAGAACAATATATTGAAGATTGTTATAGAAGTCACTCTGTTGCTATTTATGGAGGTGTTCATTATGGATATTTTTATAATGTATCTATAGATAAAGAAGTTATAAAATCTATTGAATTCCCTAAAGAAAAAGGTTTGTATGGAAGTCCGGTTGTTTGGGTAAATATTCCACCATATAATAAACCTGTCATAATTGCAGTCTTAAAAGGTAAAGATGAATATTATCTGAATGCAGAGGGTGAATGGAATATGTCGAGAGAATTTGATGGAAATCATATTG